TTTTCAATCTTCTCCGCCTGCCGTTTCTGCTCGATCTGCTGCTGCGCAACTGACTGGAAAATCTTATTGAACATCTGAAGTTCCGGTGACAGCTGAGACATGTCAATGGCTTTCTGCTTCACACGTTCCTCAACCATGGTGAAATACTCTCTCGCCTGTTCTGCTTTCTCACTATTACCTTTGACGGACAGTTTCTTGGCAAAGTGTGCGGTAAGTCGGTAATCTTTAACAATATTACCCTCGACATCAATGTCGAACCCCCACCAATCCTCATTTTCAGTAGCAAACTCATTGTCTGTAATGTTGGTTTTTGCCCATCTTGAAAACTGTCCCTGGGCAAGTCCTAAAAAGTCGTACAGTTTTCTCGCTGTAGTCATGCCCTCACTGTTGATATCCAGTGCAATTTCAATAGGTGTCCTCATGTCAATGACATTTGTTAAATCATTCATCTTAGTTCCTCCTTATGATTTGAATATAAGTATGGACTTAATATCATCAAGCAAAAGGGCATCTTTTTTGTAATAAGTAAAGGGGTCATAATCGACCCCTTTTATCTTACAGCTTTGTTGCCAGCGCAGAAACCTTCGCCTTGAGCATGGATCGCTCTTCCTGCGTCATATCTGCCAGAAGATCCGTTATGTCTGTAGAGATTTCCCGAAAATATCCTTCCAGGTCTCTCATTTTGGCTTCCTTATCCTGCGCGGTATTGCCACGATGAAGATCCCGGCTTTCGGTATAGGCACGTTTTGCCCGATCGTAGCTACTTTCATTCATTATCTGACCCGGTTCCGTGTAATACATTCTGCCGTCTTTGCGGTCATAATCCCTGTATTGTTCCATATCATGATACATTTCCGGAGTCATATGCCAATAAGGTGGCTCATCATAGCCACGTCGGTATGTTCCGCGCCCTTTCGGAGCAAATCTTCCATCCGCATAGCGGTAATGGTCGTAGTAGCGTCTGCCGTCTCCGTACCGGTCAAACATATCCATGATATCATCATCTTCAGATTCGTCCATTGCCTTTGTGAGTGTGCGATAATACATTGCCTCAGCCAGATCTTTTAACATATCTGTTACATGTCCCATCTCTGTGGTATCAACATTTTCAATCCCGTTATCAAACTCGGCGCATTCAGCCAGCTTCTCAATCATGCAGTGCATTCTCTTGATATCCATAATCATGCCTCCCTCGTTACTACGATGTTTGCGTTAGCCACTTCAATAGCCTGCGTACTGGTATTTTCAACCGCAATGTTCACGCAACATCCTGCCGGTACATCTACATAGATTCCAGCGGATACATTGTTGTACTGTGACGCGGCGGCGGGCGTAGAACGCATCTGTGAGGACAGGACCGGTTCCCCACTGATTGCGATTGCCAGAGAAATTTCACCTGCTGTTCCACCTGCCGGCACTGCGATATTTGCGGAAAAATCCACAAAATATCTTGCACGACACTGATTAGTAAGTCCTCTTAAAGTGATAATTCCGGAACCTTCCCGGTGTTTGATGCAGTTTCCAGCTTTTACAGCTGTGTTTGAAAAAACCACATTTCCGTTCTGCGCTACTTCCTGTTCCAAAACGCTAGTATACTCTGCCACTTTTATTTCCTCGCTTTCTTATTTCTTTTTGATATCATAGGTTCTGTCGAAACAGCTTTCTCAAAATCCCACCCAAGCTTATAAATTCTACTATGAACTCTTTTATAGCCCAAATTTAACTCTTTACAATATTCAGTCAAGTTTAGTTTTCTTCCATTATGTATAATTTCATAACTTGATCTTCTGTTTTTAGCTTGTTCTGCAAGTGGAATCCAGCAACAATTTTGGGGAGAATAATTTTCATTTACATCTTTTCTTTCGATACTCGCATTATCGAAATATTCATTATCCAAAGACCATTTTTCAAAATTACGAAAATCTTCCCATTCTTTACATATAGAAATCCCTCTTCCGCCATAATTTTTATATGCTGGATGATTTGGATTATTGCATCGTCCTTTCATTCCACACCAAATTGAATACAATCTTTTGCTCGATTTTTCAATATAGTGATTCCAAGATTTCCTATGTATTAAACATCCACAGCTTTTTACTGAATTAGTTTTCAAATTGCTGCCTGTTACCACAGTATAATTTCCGCAATCGCACAGACATTTCCATCTGGCCTTTCCGCTTTTGTCACTGTCAGCTCTTTCAACAACATACAGATTGTTAAATTTTTTCCCCTTCAAGTCATCAACTTTTCCCATTTAAATGCCTCCATTTCTTCTTGTACTGTTGCTTTCATTCTACCATAATTCAGAAGACATTTAAACAAAAAGGGCAGACCGTTAAGCCTGCCCTGTGTAATTCTGCTATGCAGACATAACCTGTTTAGTTAAGTTACAATTATTCTGTTGTAACCGTATGTGATTCCATACGGTTTAGCACCCGCAGCCTGTATTGCAGCCACATCCATATGCATAAGCGTTCGGATTCGGAACAACGTATGCCGGAACTGCTGCCGGGTTCACAGCATTAATGATTTGCTGTGTCTGAGCAGCCATCTGGGTAGTGAGAAGTGCGCTCTGACGATCCTGAGAAGCTGCCCGGCGCAGGTCGTTGTTCTCTGCCTGAAGGCTAGAGATTTTCTCCTGGCATAAGTAGTCAAGGATCGCGCGTGTTCCTGCATTCTGGCTATCGATGATATCTCTAGTGTTGCTGTTCATGGTGTTCTGCAAAGCGCAGGTGTTCTGAGCCATGTTATAGTTGACGCCCTGAATAGCCTCACGGGTCTCACAGCAGCAATTAGCAAGCTGTGTCTGTAATGCATTTGTATTCTGCATGTTGGCTACTGTGTCAGCATTGATCGCCTGCTGAATGCCAAATCCTGTCTGGAGGATATTGGTATTGATTCCGTTAAATCCGGTCAGCATACCGTTATTAACTGCGTAAAATCCATCACACAGTCCATTGGTGATTCCATCCAGCTTGCTGATAACTGCCTGATTATCGAACCCGCGCTGAATATCTGCTTGAGTGGCATATCCCTGCATTGCTCCGCCGTTTCCGCCAAAGCCGCCCCAGCCATTGCCAAAGCCGCCCCAGCCAAAGATCATAGCAAAGATTATGATAGCCCACCAGCCATCGCCGCCCCACATTCCATCGTTGTTTCTTCCGTTTCCAGTTACCGCCGCAATATCGGATAAACTAGGAGAATTACTTCCGTTGAACATTTTGTGTACCTCCATTTTTCTATATTTCAAAATGGGAAACCGGTTATTATGTGCACACCCAAAATGTACCTAACGTAAAGAGAATCGTTGCATTATTGATTTTTTCATTTCTTCTATCGAAGTTCCGTTTTCACGGCATAAGTTTTCTGCCATCTCCTGTAACCCCTTGGAGTTGCCGTTCTTATACATCTCCATAGCATTCCGAGCCAAAGGGTTATTTTGCACTTGCGGAGAGTTCATCATCCTTTGCAGCATAATTTCCATTGGATTCATCATGCCATATCACCTGCCTTTTTAGTCGAAGAAGCCGATTTTTTAGTCAAAGGATTAGTCATAGGATTAGTCATAGAGCTGGTTATCATCTGTTCTAACTGTTCGATTTTTCCTAGCAGTTCATCAAAGCGTTTCTGGAATACATCTGTGACGCTCTCATTTGCCTCAGAATCAATTTTACGATTGCTTGCCGACATCTCTATGGGTTTGTATGTTAAAGTCCTTATTGTGCCGTCTGCGTTCCAAGACTTAACATATATCTCAGATAGGTCTTGCTTTGGGAAGAACGCCGCCGATCCGTCCATTGGGACGCAATCAGCCGTCACATTGTCTACAGACTGAACAACCATTCCATTCAACCCACGCACCTGCTGCTGTGGCGCTTGTACCTGCTGAACAGTTTGCATAGGTTCTGGCTGTTGAAATCTCTGCGGCATATATGAGAGATAGGAATTAACGCCATACTGTGGTTGTTGTCCGTATTGCATCTGAGGGTACATATTATTCTGATACGGCATTGCCATCTTTCTCAGCCTCCTCCAACACATCCTCTATTGCATGGATCACTGCCGACTGGGTCTGTAAATCCAATGACTGTAACTCACGCCTTGCAAATATTTTTTCTAACACTTCGTCCGAAAACATATTCATCTCCTCCTTCTATCTATATTTTTACACAAAAAAAGAGAAGAAAGTCTTCACATTCTTCTCATATTTTTGTCATGACGGGCTTGATTTTATTAAGTTTTTTTACTACACACTTTTTCGGATTTACTACACACTTACTACACACTTTTGGTATTAAAATACATGGAAATACGTGTAATTTTATATTTTTTGTGTGTAAAGGTCAAATCCCCGTAATCCGCATAAAATAAGCATTTTCAAGCATCTTCTTCAAGTTTGTATGGTGTAATCTGGTATACATAGTAAGTAATCTATGTAGTGTATAATTTTACCATTTTTTCCTTGTTTTATGCCTACTTGTGAACTCACATGTGTGTAGTACTACACACTCTTTACACACACTTCCGTCTGGAATCTATGTCTATGACACCTGTGGGCGGATTTTTTACCAGCTTCTCAATATCTTCTTCTGCCTTCTTTTCTGTTACGTGCGTGTACAAATCCATTGTCATTTGCAGACTCGCATGGCCCAAATATGATTGAACGACTTTCGCTTCGATTCCGCACTCAAAACATCTTGTCGCAAACGTGTGCCGGAATGTATGTCCTCCAAATACAGGGAACTGATTGTCAAATGGTCTGGTTAGATTGATCTCCTGTACTATGGATTTGATTGCTTGAGAATATAGCACCGAATTTAACGGGGTGTTATATCTCGTAACGAATAAAAAGTCGTTTTCTTCTTTCGGTCTTTTGCTACATACTATTTTTTTCTGCTGGATCTGCTTCAATAAGTAGCTTTTGCAGATACTATTTATAGGTACTTTCCTGTTACTTTGTTTCGTTTTGGGTGGCTCGATGTGAAAAGTTTTTTTCTCATCATCCAGATATTTCTGGTATACAAGTGTTTTGTTCACGGATATGTACCCTTTATCAAAATCAATATCAGATATCGTTAATGCAAACAGCTCCCCAGGTCTGAGTCCGGTTTGAACAGCAACATTAAACAATGGATCATAAAACGTTCCGAGAGATACATCGAAAAAAATTTCTTGTTCTTCCTCTGATAGTGCGAATGCATGGACTTCTTTACTTTTCCGCAGCTTTATATTGGCAGCCGGATTTTTAAGCATTAAGTCATTGTCTATCGCCTTTTTAAACATATCCGATAATACAACTTTGATTTTATTCTGTTGCTCATATTTATACCCGGAATCATCAGCAATATCAATCAAGTTCTGAATATCAGCCTGTACAAGTGAATTTAGCTTGCGTTCTCCGATAAAAGGCGATATATTCTTTTTGTAAACGTGAGTGTATTCCCGAAGAGTATTTGGGCGTACACCTTTTCTTTTATACACATCAACCCATCTATCGAACCACGCATCCAGCTTAACATCATCACGTATATTAGCAAAATTCAGATTGTTCGATATTTCCTGTGCAAGCTGATCTCTAACATCGCTTAATTTTTTTCCGTACACATAATTGATTTTCCCGTACCTGTCTTTGTATCTGCCTTGATATGTCTTATCTTTTCTTTGCGATAGTCCTGCTCCTAATTCCTTTCCCTTCAAATCTTTTCCCATGTGGAACCTCCTTTATTAAAGTAGAAGCCCGCCATGTTATCGAGAATGATAGCACAAACGGGCATATAATACAATAAAATGTTATATTTCTCTACTTTTTTCTAAGAATCGTTCAAATTCTCTCCTTTTCACAAGCCTCTTTCCCTTCCCGACATACAATACAAATGTGCATCCGGGTTCATTGAGCATTGCGCTGATTTTGTTAATCCCAATATTGCTATATTCTGCCGCCTCATCTATTGTCATGGTAACTTTTTCCCATGTAGGAATTGTCTTTATCAATCTTTCGCCTCCTACCTTAATTTTTATCTCTTTTACTCTTCTGCTTACTGTCGATTTTGACATTGACATCTTAAAGGATATTTCTTCAAGACTCCTTCCTT